ACTCTTATGTGGGTGCGCTTGTTGTTGTGTTTTGATTTACCTTTACAAGGAAAGAGTGAGTAAAGTCGCTTAGTGGCAACTTCTACATATATATTATACCTAATAGCAAACTATAGGTATACGGACATTTACAGACATTTACAGACATTATAGGACAAGTTTTTGTCCAAATTCCAGCAACGCTTTCTGCTTGTATCTCTTCGCCTGTTTCGTAGAATAACACCCTATCATTTTATAAGCATCCTCTGTTGTATTGTTAAGCACAAATTCATAACGCAAGATGATTGCTCCCAGCTTTTCATCTAGTGCATCTATCTTAGTGATCGCATCGCATTTTAACTTTGATAACTCATCAATTCGCTTATCACGTTCTGCGACTGTGTCCATAAATCTTGATACACTAACCTCTAAGCCTTGCGGAGTACCGCCACCTGTAACCCTATCCTTACTGTAATCAATCGCACCTATCGATGTAAGGTTTGCTCGTAGTTGATTGATTTCTTCCTTAATAGATGCTATCTGTACATCAATCAACTTAACTGGTTGTAGATATTCAACCGCCTTTTCTATTAGTTGTTTTTCGTCATATTCTCCCAATCACTCCACCTCACTCTTTAAACGCTAGTTCCGCACATCCCCAAACAACAGGTCTATCAGATATTACATTGCTCCAAGATGTCTTTCCATCACGCCATGTATACACTTTTCCATCTTTATATTCGGCAAAATATCTACACTTCCATACTTCATTAATACTATCTCTTACAAATACAGGTGTATCAACTTCTACTTTCGACCAATCAATAATACCTAATTCTTTTGCAATGTCTAAAATTCCACATCTATCTATATTAGGCATTATTTCTGCTATTGTATCAACACTCTTAGTAAGTCCACCACTCATTACATCTAATATATCATCAATCATAGCTGGCTCTTTTTTTGTTAAGAACACACATCCACTAATATCCTTAGCATAATACCGCCAGCCATCATCATATAGTTTTTTAAGCAGCCACTTTATACCTTGTTCATCTGTGATCATACTGTACCCACGCTCCTCTATCCTCATTCCATCTAAATTCAACTACATCATATAGTTCAAAATCATCTATGTTTTCACTTACTTTACCGATATAGAACACATCTTCTTCACTCTCTACCGCAAGCTGGCATAAGAAATCAAATGCATCATGATAACTTTGAGGTGCGATGTAAAAGTCGGAGTGTTCAACGTAACCGCTATAAGCTGTTTTCCACATATCCGCCACTCAACGCATTATAAACTTTATGCTTTATATCAAGTCTTACGCTATCAACAAAGAAATCTAATCTTATACAATTCTCTAATTCAAACATTGTCGATAATTTAGTTATAGTTTTATTAGAAATCTTATATTTAATTTTTACGCTACCATCATTTACTTCTATATCAGGCTTAATAATGGTATCTGCTACAACTATAGTTAAAGCACTAGATAGCAATTCTAAATTAACCCTACTCATACTCACCTCTTATGATAGGGCGGATATTTCACCGCCCATATCCTCTACTTAATCACTATGTACATTAACATTACAGATAATGCAACAAAAACTACCATGATTGTACCAATAGCAAAACATACAAGTGGTTTTAGTGCTTTTCGCTCGCTTTCTTTCCGTTTACGTTCAAATTCAAGCCACCGCAACAAATCTTCTTTCGTTTTTATGCTAGTACTTCTTCTAGGACTACACATTATTTATCCTTTTCTGTAATCAATATGATTTCATCGGTGTCCAAATCAACAGATACTCTTGTTACACAAAGCAATTCATTATTAACAAGAACACTAACTCCACTTTCACTATACTTTTCATCGATTAGTTCTTTAATTTCTGACCATTCCATATTATCTACTCGCTTTCAATTTACTCATAAGCATTGTTGCTACTGCTATTTTTTCGCATCAACACATTTATTTTCCTGTACTTCCATAACCACCAGCACCACGTTCTGTTTCGCTTAAATCGTCAACCGTTACAACATCAACTAACGCAATTGGTACGATTACTAATTGTGCGATGCGATCACCTCTAAATATCATGTAATCGCTACAAGATACATTTTCATATGCAATACTCAATTCGCCTCTATAGTCAGCATCAATAACACCTACACTATTGGCACATCTCAATGGTGTTTTGCTCATGCTACTTCGTGGCACAAGCAACCCCATGTGTCCTTTCGGTATCTCTACCGCTACCCCTAAAGGAATTTTCTTTTGACTATCAGCAGGCACTTTGATGTGAAATGGACAATACAGGTCTAAGCCAGCTGCATCTTCACTACCTCTTGTTGGTAGTTGTGCATATTCACTAACCAACTTTACTTTCATTTGCTCCATCAAAATTCCACTCCTAACATCATCAACGCACGTTTGACTGTTTTATAATCTGCACCAACTTGATAACTGATTGCCCTTAATGACATTCCACTACTATACATTTTTAATAATGAATTTCCATCTAAATCACTTACACGTGTATATGTTTTCTGTGGTTTTGTTCCTTTCAAACCTAAACAACACAACGCTCTACCAGCACTTATGTTTCCATATACACACGCTGCTAGCGCTAACCAATTAAGGTTATTATCAGGCACAAACTCACTCATATTAACCGCCATTCTCGTTACTCCATTCACTTTCCTTATAGATACGGAAGAAATCATCCGCACTTAACACCACTAACCAAGGTTTATTACTCTTTTTCCAAGCCACTATAGGTATATCGCCATTATCACCTTGTATTGCATCATGTTCTGCTTGTTCATATGCTTTACGTACATTCAAGTTTTCAACAAATTTGACTTCTTGATGTACGTTAGGCAGTCCAACACAATCGCTGGCATCACCTGTATTACCACAATATTGTGCAGTTCTACGGACTTTATCGAACCCATGCGACCTACACACATCTCGCCACATTCGTTCGCCACGTTTCCCTTTATCCTTGCTATTTATCGGCATTATCTATTCACCCATTTCATACACCCAATTCTCATGTAGTATTCCTTTTCTTTTTCGTTCAACTTAACAGAACCTTTTATTCGTTTTGCTCTTTTTACAAAACCACCAAACTCATAAATACTACCTCTACAATCAAATGTATCTATTTCATCGATTAAAATTAAACCAGCATCACCAAGCATTTTATCGATTACTTCATAGTGATCATCATACAAATCTCTAGGTACTGCATAATACAAATACATAACATTGTGATTGTCATGGTAACGTGCTTTCTTAAAATCATTTTTGAAATCGTTTATATCTGTTTTGATTTCAACTTCTGTTAAGTGCAAGGTGTTCAAATTGAAGTAGATGAAGTCAGCCTCATAAGGTGGCTTTCCGCTATCCCTCATCAACACGTTGGGTATGCATATATTTTTGAGAAACAGATGATACCCTAATGCATCTTGAACATCTCGTTCTGTCATTCACTCACCCCTCTACATATTGTTCACATCGTTTTAAAATATCTTTTACTAATTCCAACGGAATATTTGACCTTGTGTTATATCGATTACCATTACTTTTTAAGTCTGCCCATCGTAAATTAGACTTTATATTGTCATTTAATAACTTTAAATCGATATTACTACCAAATTTAGTTGGTTTCTTAACTGGGTAATCGTAGTTGTTGTAATAGGTTAAATTCTCATAAGGAACATCGAACCCTATTACATTTTTGATGTATTCCCATATCCGTCCATATGCTGGGTTTTCAATCACGAATACTTTAGGTTGATACCGCTCAATGATTTTCAATGTGTTGTATATGCACATCTCACCATTGATACGTGTTAGAAATGACTTATCATACTTGAATTGGTAGTTTTCATAATCAATGTGATTTCTGATTGTGAATTTACTCCCTTGCTCATATTCACCAAATAGATTGATTGTCATATCCTTTTCTTGTTTCCAACACGCATTACCACCTTTCATAGCACTTGCCACGCTCCAGCTTTCACAAGGTGGACTAGCTAGAATAACATCAGGTCTATCTAGTCCATCTAGTGTTTCCCATAGTGCATTTGGTTTATGTAGCATATTAACTGCAAGGTCTTGGTTGATACACGCATCACCAATTCCTATTGATGTAATCGTGTGTTGCCCCCCCATATTCACGTTATATTCATCTACCGCTTGACGATAGCAGCCGTTGCCATCATCAAACAGCCCCCATATATGCATTCTACGCTACCTCTCCGTGTTCGCACTCCTCACATCGTGCTTTCAATTTTAATCTCCCTTTACTATGCGCCATATGTTCGTTTCACCGCTCATTGAGTGTGCATCATATTCAAGTAGCCACTTTAAACAATGCCGCCCGTGCTTAAATCTATCTGGCTTATTTCTAGGCCCCGGACTTGCATAAGTTACCGCTTCAACCCATTCACAATGCGCTTCGTATGTATACCACGGATACATAAGGCAATAGGCTTTTATGTATTGTTGTTTACGTTTCCTTTGTACTAATTCCATCTTCTACGACTTCCTCACATTCAATTAAGCACGTAATAGGTGATACCGAAACATTTACATTTGAAAATACGTCTTTAAAAGTAATTACCTTTGTATTTCCATAATCAATATTGCTTATTGCTTCATTGTATGCTTCCATGTCAGAAAGGTTTCTGTATTTACCTTTAAACGAATCTGTTTGATATCTTCTAGTCGCACCGTTCATAAATACTGTTATTTGTAACATATTTGCTCCTCACTTTTAAAAAATACTAACCAAACCGTTTTACCGCGCCGTTGTCCTAAAATTGGTTCAACCGGCAATAATGGTCTCACTTTTGGCAACGTTATTTGTTCTTCATTCCATTTGAATATTAAAGTTCCATTTTTCTTTAATACTCGCCAACATTCCGCAAAGCCTTGTTTTATATCCTCTTTCCAGTCCGGCCCCAACCGCCCGT